CAAACTAATTGGTGCAATTTTGGTCGCAGTAACGACCTCGGCGTCACTCACAAATTGAGTTGTAGACACCTGGGCAGTAGCACCTTCGCCACTTGTCACAGTATTTGGGAAGAGGTTGGTGGGCTGTGAACCATCAACGTTCGTATTTTGATTTGTAGAAGCCAGTATTTTAACTTGGAATAGACATTAACTGATCAGTCTAAACTGCACCGAAGTTCTCTGATAGCGATTGGGCTGCAATCGTCCCATCTGATAGTAAAGTTAAATAACTAAGGACTTCAATGATCTAAAGCAGAAACGAAAATAATGTTTCGGATTTTTATAATTTCGCCTGTAACCAGAAGACCAAGCATTGGGTTCTCACCCCAGAGCCGAATTTAATAAACACATTAAAACAATTCGAAAATTTTAATGTGGTTTTGTCTTATATAATAAGAGATTAGAAGAACACATCCACAGTGCCCAACCTCATTTCTCTATGTCTTTCATAAGACTGATGCAATTCAATTGTAGGTTCTAAATGGGGATAATGTGCTTCAAAACTCTTTATAAGTTTTGGTGCCCATTCCAAAAAGAACTTCTTAGGATGGAGTGATAATTCTAAAATAGCTTCAGAAATATTGGATGCAATGTTATCGGGATCATCAATTTTAACCCAATCAACCATTCTCAAAATTGATTCAATTTTAAGAGGTGCAACCCATATTCCGTCAACTTTACTAAAAACAAAACTTCTTTTAAGAAACTCAATCTCAGTTATATCTCTAAGTTTAGAAGTTGTCTCCCCTTTCTGCTCATTAGTATAAACCATTCCAAGTTCTTTGAGAACTTCACTAATGATATAATCATTGTACAAATGGCTATAAGCGGGAGTAACTGAATAAGCTACATCATCACCTTGAAAGATGAATTGAGTATTCTTATTCATAGTAATTAAACTACCAACAATTCTTCTCCAAGCGTAAATAAAACAAATTGCATTATAAATAGTATTAATAATAATTGTTAAAGGATGTCCACTTGGAAGAGAAGAAAACCATTCAACAATTAAACCATCATTAATGTGTCGAGAATTCCATAATTCCATAAATAGAACATTTCTAACTCTAGCATTAACGGGACCATCATTATACCATAAATTCATAGCTATAAGAATAACTAATTGAATAAAGGGCTTCTGTCTGCAATCAAATCCAGAATGATCACCGGCACCAATACTATTTACTAAACCTTTGGATAATAACAATCTAGCTATAGTATCCCATTCCGTAGAGAAACAGTTGACACCAACAGCAGAATAATTATGTATCCTGTTCTTCATAAACCATAAACAAAAAGATCCGAAATACATACGAATTACTATAAGATAGATAAAGGGCGCTCCAGAAACTAGTCTGGAATCCTTACCTATAGGTCTTAATTCATCCTTAGAAAAATCTGTAAAAACATGGAACATTCTAATTCCATTCTCAGCATTTTCTATAACAGTAATAACCAATCTTTTAACTTCGATATAAGCGGCATCCTTAACACTTTGAGGACTAGTAATAGAGAGGAGTTCTCTCTTCAAATTCCTAGCACCAGGAGTATTCATGGGATAGCCTACGCTAGTTCCAGCAGCAATAGATCCAAAATCAGGTTCATCTTCAATTCCATAGATGGCTTCATCCATGGTTAACAACCGTCGATCAACCCAAACTTTTGAATTATGTTCAATCGTAGCAAAATAATGTTCACAACATTCACGAATCATATCTTGATTAACTAAAATATCAGGGGTACAATATTTAACTTGTGAATTTATATAAGGGTCTATCCACAAGCCATTTGAATAATACCTACCCATTTTAGCTGGAGCCACATCTACTTTCCAGGAAGATCCATGCATTAAAGAAGGGATAATCTTAGAAATATGGGGTCTACGAGGTGCTTTAATAACTTTACCAATAACATCAAATCTCCTAGGAGCAATATTAAATCCACTTTGTGATACAATATTATCATCGTAAAGAGACTCAATTTGAGGTTCAAAGGCTTGAAGTGCATCAAGTAAATCCTCTTGGGTAATAGAACAGGAGAAACCTAATCCTCGCTCTTCCATACCAGCAATGTGCATTCCGAAAAACTTTCGCTTTTCGTTACCTCCAAGAATACATAACAATGTACCACAATCACCTTTAGAAGTTGGAATATCATAGGAATAATTCTCTCGAACTTCCCATGAAACTTCTGGCGAATCTGTAACTGTTATAGGACGGTCCATTGCTGAACCCCTTCCATAAACAAACTCTCTACCATCTTGAATTATAGGTAACATAATTTTAATATTAGCTTTAAACTTATTAAAATCACTTCTTAAAGCAAATCTATCAACAATATCTTTCCTAGGAGGAAATCTATCAGGGAATTGAATTAAAACACCATCTTGAGAATATAACTCAGAATCCTTAACACCCATCAACAATTCTTTAAGGGTTAACAGAAAATCAATCTTGGCCTTTTCGGGTCCATGTGAAATCCTCAAAACTCTATCCAAACGCTCAGGATTATCTTCAATTCCTTCAAGGAAATTATAAACAAAATGGTATGGTAATAAAGCAATCCTACCTTTAACAAAGGTAATAGTACCTTGATGTCTCCACGTGCCATCAATATCTTGAATATCCAAATTGAAACAATTACTTGAAACAATGGATCTAATCATATCGATACCGTTAAAATCTGCACCATATTGCGGAGCTGTTATAAAATTCTTAACTGCACTAGCATTCTTAATAAACTTGGGATTAACTTTAGCAGTTCTCATCTTATCAGAAAGACCAAATGATTCAGGTGCTGGTTTCCCAGTCCACCAGGTATACAACCATCTGGCTAGATAAGAAATTAACCCACATCCAGCAAAGAAAGCTATAATCTTGCAAATAGAATCTGCATTCAAGTTCCAAAACTTCTTTATAGAAGCCCAAGTTGGAACCTTGCAAAGATATGCCTCAACAAAAATCTTGACACTATGGAAAGTCCTAATCGGAAGAACTTTCTTACGATTAGCCAAATGAATGTCTAATTTCAAAAACTTAAGTCGATCACTTTCAATTTGATAAGCTACCTCATGGTAGCCGTAAATATCAAGCAGAAAGTGTAACATAACATGAGTTCTAAGATTTTCTTTAAACAAATCTCTAAGCTTTCTTTTAACATTCGGATTAATATTAAGGAAATACTCGAGCTCCCAAACTTCATTATTATGTAAATCATAATATCCTAAAAAGGGTAAATCCTCACCCTCAACCTCATCTGAATCAGTAGAATGACTAGAACCTCCTTGAGGTCTAATAACATCATCTGGTAATTCAGAAAATTCAGCTGGAACTTCTTCGCTCTCAACATTTTCATGTTTAATAATATTCTTATAAGGGTCAGAATACTTAAGAACTTGTTCTTTAAAACGAGATTTGTGAAGAGCAAATCGTTTCCGATGTTCTAACTCAAGAGCTATAGCATCATTAACAACTTGTTCAAATTCAACAACTCTAAAGATATTATCATTTTCATCAGTCTGATGATATAATAATTGGTCTGGTCTTAAATCAGAAACTAACTCCCCATCAATCTCCAAATCTTTTGGATCATTAACAGTTGTAAGAGGTAATTTAAGTTTATCAATACGAGATTTCCATAACTTATCAGCCTGGATCTGTTTCTCAGTCTTCTTTTCAAATTGATTAATACGAGATTTTGGAAGTTTATTCTTATCTATTCGATTATTCCAAACATCTTTTCCAATATCAGCGTCAACCATAAATTCAGGTTTCGGAGTTACAATATAAGACAAATGGAATCTACGTCTCAAAGCCTTATTCGAATGAATAGCTTGAGATTTCAACTCTTGTTGATTAGTAGTAGCCCAAACAAATTTAGGATGGACATAAACATTTCCTTTGGCTTCCAGATGAGCCATATGAGCACGATACTCATCAGTGTTAATAACTCTAATAAGCTCCATAGCTTCACAAGCTGGAGATCCAGCTACATCTCTACTCTGTAAAATATCATCGTAAGTAAATACTCTAGCCTTATTGGTAAGACTATCCATAAATACTAACTCTTGTTTACGAGAGTAGATATATAACCCCGGATTTCTATCAAATTCATCACGCTCTTCATCAGTAACCACAGCCGAAGCGGTAGCATGAGAACCATAGAGCATACCAATAGATTTGGCAACTCCAGGTCCTCCAGATAAGAGAACAGCAACTGGTTCTTGACGGATTCCAGTCAAAGAAACATCATTACGCTCCATCTCAACAGTTATCTTATTCAAAGAATTACAATTTTCTTGAATTAATCTAAGAATACCCTCAGTATCTCTACTTCGACGTGTGTTCTTCAAGATTTGTCTTCCTACATCTAACAATGTAAGAATTTCAATATAATTATATTCAGTATGAGATAAAGTATTCCTATTATGTTTAAAACAAACTACTCTACATTTTTGCATAAATTCATCAATTTCAGTGCTAAATGTATTCAACAATGAAACAGGACTCAAATTAAGTATATCAGTCCTAATGGTATTGGCTATATATTGAATAAACTTCAACATAACCTTCGACAAGTCAACAACACCTTGCTTAGATCTTGAAAAATCTTTAACAAAATTGGTAACACAAATCGAAGCACTCTTACCGGACTTACCAGCAAGAATAGCCAAAGCAAAAGTTGCAACAACTTCTGCAATACCTTCAGCATCACTTTCACTCATCTGAGGTACTATCTCATCCATTTCTACTTCAGGATAAAGAGGTATAACCACAGAGGCTTCCATAATAGCAAGGAGCAAATCATTCAGTTTTTCACCACAAGACAATCCAAAATTAAAACAAGAAGCTACATACAAAGTATATGTAGTCCAGTTTTTAAATTTAGCATAAAGGCCATAAGTCACGACCAATAAAACGCCAGGGGTAAATCCTTCTCTAAGTGTACTAAAATATCCGTTAACTTGTTCTAGCGTATCGTTACCGGAATTAATTCCACTTAAATTAGGAATTTTTGATACTAATTTTTCCATTACTTGAATAAAATTCTTACGTTCTTCAGTATCAGGAAGTTTATCTTCAACAATATCGATCATATCAGGAATTTGCTCAGTGAAGGCTTTAAAACCAAACACATCAGTAAAAGCAGAAAATGGATTAACCATCTGGGGTCTTATGAAGAGTTTATTATTTTTATCATCCCTTAAGTATGAAAGCGGGAGTGGTTTCAAACAATTCTCTTCATAAACTTTCTTCAAATTACGGATCTTATTAGGATCATTTCGAATTTCTCTCAAAACTCGATAATGATTCTTATAATTAAGCTTATATTCCGATGAATATTTCTTATCAGACATATTCATCAAATGATTCATTGTATATTCCTCATCGTTAAACATCAAAAACATTTCACCTTCTGAGAAGGCTTTGACACGATTGATC